CTGATAATCAGTTAGTTGGCGTTGTTGCCTTTTGAGATTTGCCTTAGCCTTGTACTCCTTGAGCCATATATTCCAATTACGAACGTTCACAAAGCCACCGCTATCAGAATGTCTTATACCCTGCTCAAATGCAAACAGAACCTCATTCATATCCATACTACCATAGAACCTTGATAGGTCATCTACTAGCAGTTTAGACATCATTACTATTTGTTCTGTATCAGGCTTCTGACCTAGCATCAGGTAGCACTTACTCAATATATCTACACAGTCAACATTTAACTGCTCTCTATCGTTGGTAAATCTATACCAAATTTGTTTAGTCTTATCCATCTATGTGTTTTAATCTAGTTGCCATTCTTCTAAAGTCATCCTTATCGTGCGTTACATACCCTGTAACCATATAGTAGTTGCACCATTTAATGTTCCTTCTATTCTTTAGTGTAGGATTGTTAAACATACCCCTAACAAATTTGATAGTTTCTTTACTAGCACCTTTGCGGTTTTCGTTATAATCGTTCCAAAATTCTTTTGTGTAATTAGCCATTGTTTATTTGTTCTCTTGCTTGTTGCCAAGACGTTAGTACTTGTTTTGGTTGTGATACTTTTTCTGATTGGGTTGTATTCTTCTCCCACGTTCTTACAGATGCTTTCCAATCTTTCATTGCGTTCTTACCAACTTTCCATCCGTTAGATGAATAGTAGTCGTAAAACTTCTCAGCATCTACATTGTTGTTTCTTTCTTCGCAATAGTCTGCAACTTCTTCGATTGTTGGCTTAACAAACCTCTTAGCCTTAACCTTAGCTTTAACTATATCTTTATCTTTATCTTTATTATTAAGGGTACTTTGTACCCCTTGTGAACCCTTCCCATACCCTTCAAGATTATATTTGTCAAGTAATGCAATTACCGACTTATGCACATTAGAGTTTGGATTAAGTTCGCCATATTGAAACTCAATAAAGTCAGGAATAAACCATTTGTCGCCATTGTCAAAGATTACTATCTTGTCAAGAAATGCCTGTGGTAGCATATCGTAAATAAGGTCTGCACCTATTCTAATTGATGCTACTTCTATATCTACATCCCATATTCCTGCGTGATTGCAGTCATCTAATATGTAAAACCATAGTAACTTGTGTTCAGGTTTTAATTCTTTCAGAAAGCGTTTCTTCCACTTGTCTGTATCTGTCATTCGTTTTGCCATTGTTTTTGTTTTTTATTTTAGTGTCATAGTTATTAGCTCAAACTCTTCACGAGTTATTAAGCCTTTCATTAGTCCGAGATATTCTTTTGATACATCTCTACCTGTAATTTTGTTTATTATAATCATAATGTTTTAGTTTAATTGTTTAACACAGCAAAGATAAGTAAAATTTTTTAATTAATACAAAACTTTTTTAAGATTTTTTATTTCTATCCTAGCCATTATCTCAATATCATTGTAACTTCCTGCTCTTGGCTTACGACCACCTAGCCTAAAATTACCAAATAGATTTGATATTCTCTCATATACTATGCCATCATCAAACGCCCAACAGATTGCCACAGGTCTATTGGTTTTCTTCTGATGATTCTGTAAGTCAACTAACTTTCTTATAGCTACCTGCACTATCAAATCATCATCTATGTTTCTATCCGGACATCCCTTGACTTCTAAAGCACCAATAAGGTCTTGTTGTTTATTAACTAGGTCATAGTCAACAGCAGCAAACTCTCCTCTATCTATGCTTACTAGGTCAAATGCGTGGCAGAAAAGCCTAGATGCTCTCTCCTGTCGCTTCCTATCCTGTGCGGTTTCATACTTAGCCATTTTACTTTTTTAAGTATTGATATATTCTACTCTTACTCATACCAAAAAGTTCAGCTATCTCTTTTACATCCCAATTATAAAAATATAAAAACCTTGCTAAACTTCTTTTTAGTTTTGTCTTGAACTTTACAAGTCCTGTGTATTTTTTAGTTCTACTATTCCAATTCATTTATTAACTGTTTTATGGTTATCATCAATACTTATTATAGAGTATGTATAATCACACAAGTCTTTAATCTTGCGTATATTGGCTCTTATATCCTTTCTAACGGCTTCAATCTCGGTTTTGGTGCTATCAGTACCGAGAGAAGCGTTGAGGGCAGAATTGGCTTGTAATAGCTTATCCACCCTCTTAACGTTCTTTCTTCTAAGATTCGATTTCACAATCAAATTGTTTTATCAGTTCCTTAACCTTAAAAGGGTAAGTCTGATTCTTCTTTTACAGTATTGGCTTTTTCTGTCTTAGCACCTCCGACATTTACTGCCCAAGCCAATATGTTATTGTAGTAGTTCCCTTCATATAGGCGACCTCTGATGTCTATCTTACAAGTAATCTCAGTACCCACAGATATAGTATCTAACTTATCTATGTTGTCCTTTACTACCTCTAGCTTGACAGACTGAGGATAATCTCCTCCTGTGTTAATTACAAACTCTCTTTTCTTAAATCCGCTTTTAAATTCTTTTGTGTCGAATTTAGCTTCTAAAGTTCCATTAATTTCCATTTTCTAATAATTTTAATTCGTTAACGATTTCGCCTATTCTATCATCCAATAGGACTTTTTCTTGTTTTAGTAGGTCAAGTTCCTCTGATAGTGTTACTTCACTATTTTGCTCAAATACATAATCTCTTACCTTTATGTAGTTAGTTATCTCCTCTTTATCAAACTCTAAAAAGTTTCTAGCTTGAGTTATATGGTGTATAACAGTTGCGTGATTCATTGAGAATGTTTCCGCTATCTGCATATAAGTTTCACTATAATGCTTTCTTAAAAAGTACAACACCATTCGTCTAGCACTTATGATGTTACGCTTTCTACTTACGCTGAATAGCTTATCTTCATCCACACAGTATATTGAGCATACCGCCTTTACTAAGGCTTCCCTTCTCTCGTTACTATTTAGCATCCTTAATCATATTTAGAAGTTCAACATCTCCAACCTCTTGCTCTTTAACTTCTTTAGATTCTGCTAATAGTTGTAAGTGTTTCAACCTCAACATTGTAGGATTCTCTATATACTTGTTTACACTTGTACCTTGTAATCCGGTAACCTCGCTAAACCTACGTTTAGTCATCCCTGTTACTCTTATAAACTTTTCAAATTCGTTGTTTGCTTGTGCCATAATTATTTATATTCTACTATTACTAATTCTTTTCCAAACTCCTGCTGATATGTTTCCATAATCCTTTCATTTGGTTGTTCCATATATAAGTCTATAAAAGACTTTAATATACCTCTAGGTGCTTCTCCTTCTGACAACTTAGCCACCTGCTTTCTAGTTATTGCCATAATTGCACCTTCTTTTGTTAATGCGTGTTTTAGTTTCATAATCTACTTCTTTTATTAAATTGTTCTCTAGGGTCTTTTGGTATGTAATCCTCTTTTAGCTTAACGATTAACTCGTATGCTTCCTGATAGGTAAGATGTAGCAGACCGTTCTCTATATCTCGTATGATGTCTAGTTCGTAGGGAACACTTGTAAGTAAACCTTCAATAACAGCTATCTGACTATTACTGATAGGCTCACTTGCAAGTATATCATCTATCCAATCCATTAGTCAGCCATTTCGTCTTGACCGAATACACCTTCCTCATAAAAGCCTGTAAGCATTAGTACTGCTCTTGACTTTGCTCTCTTCTCTGCCATAGCAACAGGAAACTTACCTGCCATACCCATAGTGTTTTCTTTGCTACATTCTCCAAAGGATTCTACTCTACGTTGATTCTCTGACATCTCTGCTACACATCTTAGCACAACCCATTCTCTTTCCATAATGATTGGCTCATAAGCAACTCTGATGCCACGTTTACTGATAATCTTATCAATACCTGTTCGTGTGATAATCACAAAGCCACGTTTGTCTTTATACACATCTTCTTGCACTAGACCGTTTTCTGTAAACAATCTTCTTAGTGTTTCTTTCTTAGTTTCTGTTTTAATTTCTGACATAATAATAATTTTATAAAGTGTTAATATAAGCTCTTAGTTCTTTTAATGTATCTAGGTCGCAAGCTCTTGCAGATACTCTGCCGTTCGCCCAATCTTGCAAGTTTCTTGCACCTGTGTTAGCAAATTCAACCTCTGAATTTTCATCATTAGCTAATAACTTTTTGATAAGCTCAATCTTACTATCCAATAGGAATAGTACATCGCCTTTCTTTACTGTTTCTACTTTTAATTCATTTGACATAATCGTTTTGTTTTAATTAATAACTTCGACAAAGTTAGTAAATAAATTCAAACTACCAAAAATAATTTAATAAAAATGTAAAAAAAGTTTACCTTACTAGAGTGTATATTATTCTTCTCCCAAGTGCATTGGGTAGGTAATTGGCAATGTACCGTTGTTTAATACAACACCACAAGCTATTATAGAACGCTTAGTAAAGTTCTTAGCGTATGCAAGTGCATACTGATTTGTGTTAGTTACACCACATCCGACCTGCATAGCAAAGTGTCTAGCGGTCTTAGTGCAATGCCAAGATACAGAACATTCCGTATGAATATGACCCTGCACTACCGACTTACCCCAATTTACCATACGATTGTGTGCTGCACTTCTACCGCTACTACCTGTTCCGTGAGTATAGATAACACCATCTTGTTCAAAGCTATCGTCAAACGTCCAAGTAGGCACTTGTAAGGCTTCTGAAAGGTCTTTAAGCCATCTTTGTGATATTCCCATAGCTACTGCCTTACGAGATATTATAGCATCGTGATTACCTATGCAAACTCTTGCATTAGGAAAAGCATCGTGCCAAGGCTTTAGTTGGTTGATTGCTCTATCTAGTTCTTCTCCTGCACCAAATCCATCAGGATGTGTTTCGTGGAAGCTAGAAAAATGTGAATCAATTAAATCTCCGATAAAGATTACATCATTGCAGTTATTCTTTTCATAGACATCTAAGCAATGCTCTAGGTATGAGCCGCCATCATTGCATTGTCCTTTAATAAATGGTGCGTGTAAATCTCCTATGATGAGTACGTTGCGAACTTCATTCTGTCGCATCTTCTGTATTACCTCGTATTCTGTTTCTGTTAGCCTTGGTCTGTACTGTTTCATTGCGGTTTGGTTTTCGCAAATATAAATAAAAATATATAAAAAAACAAATGGAGTGCCGAAGCACCCCATTAAAAACTAAAAACAAAAACGATTATTCATACAGACGTATGAAGCAAAGATAGTAAAAAAGAAGTAAGTTAAAAGTTATTTCTTTATTTTTTCGTACGACCTTCCTCCGAAGTACGCACCAAAGGCAGTTATGGCTAGTAGTTGCCACAGGTCAATCCAAGAATCCTTGATGTCCATATCGACATATCCAAAGTCAATTAGAGTGAATACAGTAAGCACAAGCAGTAAGAAAGCTAGTGATAGTGGTCTTATGGACTTAGTAAGCCAATTACCCTGCATATCAGCTTCCCATCTCTTAGTTACCTCAACCTGCATCTTCTCCTCAAACTCCTGAACTACCTTGTTTACCTCAGCCTTTACAAGTTCTTTTTCTTCGGCACTTGTATGTATCTTATCAATAGCATTTCCTACACTATCAACCAACTCTTTTGCACCGCTACTAAATATTTTTTTTAATATACTCATATCTTTAACTTTATCTTTAACCTTAGCTTTAGCTTTATTATATAGGGTATAAACTACCCTATGTGAACCCTTTGGCAAGGGTTAGTTAACCCTTAAAAAAATCATTTGTATGTTTATATTCTATGAATACTTGCTCTCCTCTATCTAAAACCTCAGCAACCATTCTATACAATCTCTTGTAGGCTTGTGTTGACTTGCCTATAAAACCGTTAGTAACAAAATCATTATTCTCTTGTGAATCGCCCACAAGCAAACATCCGCTAGTATGCTCATCAGTATTTCCGCAATGTATAAGAATATACTCAAAATTAGGAACGTTAGTGATATGCAACATACCGCTATGAATATCAGGGAATCTTTTAGAATATTTATTATGGAAGCCACCTTCTTTTCTATATTTAATTTCATACGTTCCATAAGGTATCATTGTTTCGCCTTTGACCTTATCTTTTCTATACTCATCCTCAAGGGTGTAACAGATAAAGTCGTAGCCACTAAACCCTTCGTAGAACAATATACCGTTAGTACTGTCAACAGAGTTGTTGTAACGTAAGCAAAGAAGTTTCATTAGCTACCGCAGTTTTCACAATCCTCTTGATTCTCGATATTGCAAGTAGGTTGTTCCTGTTCTTCCATATCGTCTATCCAAGCATCAAAACCTATATGTTCAGCAGTTTCAGCAGTTTCAGGGGTTTTAGCAGTTTCACAGCCTTTTTCGCATATTTCTTTGTCGCACTTACAACTCATTACTTTTTACTTTTTATAAATTCTAATATAATATTTAATTTCTCTTTTACTTCATTCATCTGCTCGTGCAAGGCTTCGTGTCTTTTTTCAAAGCCAACCTTTACCTCGTTAATGCTAAAAAAAGTAAACTTATAAAGAACATATAATGCTCCCATAAGCAAAACTACTGATAGTCCGTATGTTTCAATTAACTTAAAAACTTCTTCCATTATCTTCCTTGTCCTTTGTATTGTTTATTATACTGCTTACCGCTTTTTGTTCTGCTTTTGTTCTTAGAGTGTATTCCTTTTCTCTTTACCTTAGCCTTCTTTCTAAATGCAAATGATAAACCCTTAGCCATTTTTACTAAAAAAATAAGCAACTATCGTACCAACTACAATAGTCCATAGACCCCATAGCCCCCTTTGCATAGCCACCCTAGCCGATGTGTTTTTGTTTACACGAGATACCACCCCATTGTCAGGGTCAAGAAGATTCTTAGTTAGCATATCTAACTTGTCATCCATCTTATCTAGTTTCTCCTCCATAGAATCCATCCTTTGCTTCATAAGTGCTATTTCTTGTGCTGCTGTTGCTCGTGCCATTAGAATTTGTATTCTTGGTAATCTAAGCCCATAAATGAATGTACTCCGTTTCCTTCAATAACTACTCTTTTATCTGCCCAATCATTAGGCTCAATATAAGATAAAACTTCTGCTTCTGCATCAACAGGTTCTAAACCTTTCCATAGTACGTCTAGGTGATACTTGTCAGAAAGTACAGGTGCTTTTACTTCTTCGCCTTCTTCATTGTATTCTCCTTGCTCTAAGAC